TAGCTAACCTATACAACATCAACGTGAGTAGCGCACGGAAAATGCCAGATTTAACTAATGCAAAAATTAGAACAGTGCCGGAGTGGGGCAGGGCGCGCAACGTGCATTGATTGCCGCGCCACACCACCAAATGACATCATGAGATTATGAAAAAGAAAACCAGGGCGAGAAAGTTTGATAAAAGGCGACCGTTGGAGCGGTACAGTGCAAAGCAGATTGATTTTGCACTTCGCTATTATTTGCCGTCTTCACCGACTTACGACAATGCTTTGCAAAGTGCGTTGGCGGCTGGTTACAGCGAATCGTATGCCAGAACTATTACTACCAATTTTGACTTGCCATGGCTCAAAAATATTGTCTATGAAATTGTCGGAAAATCGACAGACAAAAAGAATATGGTCGAGAAAGCCAAACGGGTGCTTAATAAGTCGCTTGATTCGGCTGACGAGAAGATTGCACAGGATACGGCGAAGTTTATCGCGAAGACCACTGCTGAGTTTTCTGAGAAGACCGATATAACGAGCGATGGCAAGAGCGTTGCGCCGATCGCGTTGGTGGAGTTTGCCGATGGAAGCACCAAAAACAAAGGTTCAGCTACCGATTGAGTACGCGCCGCTGTTTGATTCGTGGTGGCGTCATGCTGTCATTGAGGGCGGCCGCTATTCGCTGAAGTCACACACGGTGGCTCGGTATTGTCTGCTGGAAGCGCGTCGCCGTAAAATGCGCACCGCCTGTTTGCGACAATTCCAAAAAAACATCAGCGATTCGTCATATCAGCTGTTGCTTGATTTAATTGACAAATACGGCTTTTCTGATTTTACATGGACTAAAGACTCTATCTATAATACGGCGACTGGCTCGGAGTTTCTTTTCAAAGGGCTAGACAGAAATGTGGAGACGACTATTAAATCGCTTGAGGGCGTGGATTTGGCGTGGATTGACGAAGCACAAACTATCACCTCGAAGTCGATACGTATTTTAACACCAACAATCCGCAAGCCTGGCTCAAGAATTATCTGGACGCTAAACCGCATTACTGATATTGACCCTGTAATTTCATACTTCATTACCGATCCGCCGCGCCGAGACGTGCTGCACTTGGAGTTAGATTATCGTATTGCATTAAAAAATGGTTGGCTGAGCGACGAAATAAAATACGAAATCGAGATGGCTAGATTAAATCATCCTGAAGACTACGCTCATGACTATCTCGGCAAGGCAATAAACCAAACAGAGCGCAATATCATCTCAGCAGCACGGGTGATGGCGGCGATGGGGCGTAAAGTAGACGATGAGGGGGCTATTGAAGTGGGCGTCGACGTAGCGCGCCTTGGTAACGACCGTACTGTCTTCGTAAAACGCAAAGGTATGAGAGAGACCCGTAGGGCGTCGTACACGAAAAAGCGAACCAACGAAGTCTGCGATTTGCTGGAGGCGTTTGTTGATTTTGATAAGAGCGTCTTAATAAAGATTGATGACACTGGCGTTGGCGGCGGCGTCACCGACCAAATGAAAGAGCGCGGTTACAATGTCATGCCAATTAACTTTGGGGCAGCGGCTCGCGATAAAAATCGCTATCCGAACATGATTAGCGAAGCCTGGTTTTATTTGCAATCAATTATCGACGAAATTGAATTGAGCGAAAACAAAGATCTGTTGACTGAGTTATCGAACCGCGAATGGAAGATGGACAAGCAGGGGCGGCGGCAGGTTGAGAGCAAGGACGAATACAAGAAACGCGGCTACCGTTCGCCAGACGAAGCCGACGCTACTATATTATGCTATTACACGCCACCAAAGCCAAAAAAGGTGCAGTACGCCGGCATTAGATAATACTGTCGCTATGCCACACCGCTTATAAACATAATCTGTAGTATGTTTAATAATGTTCGCAAAATGCTCAAGCTAGGAGCGCGAAAGAAATCTTACGTAACGAGAGACGGGCGTCGTTATCTTGGCGGTGGCGGCAGTATACCGACAGCCTTGAGCTTTTATAAAGGCAAGACTTACGACAACGCCTATCCGAATATTACCAAAATTGCCAACGCATTCATGACGATACGTCCATTTGCGATTGACGGCAACGGTAAACCTGTCGAAAACGTGAGTGCACTGAACGCTATTTATCGACCGAACCAGCAGATGAGCGCTGTCGATTTTCGCGAAGCTTTAATGGTAATGACATTGGTGCATCGCAAGGTGTACTTGGCCGTTTGGCACTACGAAAACGGCGAGGCCGTTATTGGCAAGGGTGCTACGGCTGATAACATTGCCGGCTTTACGTTTTTGGAGGGTGTGTCCGAGGTTGTGTCTAGTGGCGCTAAGAAGTATCTAACAGCTGGCGCTACGTATGACGAGACCGAAGTTATCGAAATCTATTCCGGCTTTGATCCATATAATTTGAGCCGCGGTTATTCGCCGAGTGTAGCTGCTAATAAATGGGCAAACCTTGACGACTATATTGCTGCCTATGAGGCGGGGCTGTTTGAAAATGGGGCAGTGCCGGCTGGGCAATTTATTATTACCGCAGCGACCATTGAAGATTTTAATAAGCAGGTTGATGAGATGGAGCGCCGGCATCGCGGCAGCGGCAGAAACAACAACGTCATCTATACTCATCGACCAATCAGCGATGAGACCGGCTTGCCAGTAGAGGCGCAGATCCAGTGGATTCCATTCGCGCAGTCAAATAAAGATATGAACCTGGAGTCACTGTTTAATCAAGCGAATAAAAAGCTCGACAGTGCCTACGGCGTGCCCGATGAAATTAAGGGCTTTTTACAGAACTCAAACTACGCGTCGGTAGCAGTTGCGGAGCGGGTATTTTTGACATATACGGTTGACCCGCTAGCATTGAAAATCTGGACGAGATTCACATTTGAGCTTAACCGTATAACTGGCGGGCTAGGCTACGCAATCACCTACAAGATAGACATTCCAAACCTAGCAGATGAGGACAAGGTGCGCGCTGAAACGCGAAACATTGAGGGCGGTATCATTCGCGACATGATAGCCGCCGGCTTTTCAATCGACAGTATAGTTGACGCATTTCAGCTAAGCAATTCCTATAAGCTACTGAGGATGGAGACGAAGCCAACAGCACCAGTAATAAACAACGATAAACCAGAGGTTGACGATGGCGGCGAAGTTGACAGCGCACCAGATTCAATCGATAATCCGAGCGAGAAAGCAGCGTTGCTGGCAAAATCTCACCAATGCGAGCACAAACATAAATCTGCCAATCCTGAGGATCAGAGCGTGGTTGATGATGTGGCTGAAGTTGTGCGCAAGTACATGCAGAAGCAGATTGACGCCGCTATTGAGAGCGAAGCCAGCAAGGGTGCTGGCGATACCGAGGAATCTGACATAACGTCAATGGTTGCTGAAATTATGGCAGTACTGGCAGCATACATGTTATCGAGGGGGCAGATTAGCTATGAGCAGGGATTGGCGTTGCTGGAAGCAAACGGCATCGCTATCAATAATACGTCACGATTCGTCGTCAATGAGTTGACTAAAGCGCAATATCTAGTTTATCTGACAAACGTCGCACGCTCATACAGCGATGATACTGCCGCAAGTATCCGCAGTGTGCTGGCTCGCGGACAGTATGAGGGCTGGGACAAAGAGACACTAGCACGAAGCCTGCGTGATATTATGAACACTGACGAGTGGCGGGTGCAGCGGATGGCTCGCACCGAAGAACACCGGTGCGTTGGTCAATCAAGCGTTAACGCTATGCAACAGCTTATGCACGAAACCGGTGCAAAAATCTATAAAGTCTGGCATACAAACGGCGCCGGCTGCGAATTTTGCCAAGCCATGAATGGCAAAAAGGAACTCGTGACCAATTCATTCCTCGTGAGAGGCGATAAGTTGGAGGGCGCTGATGGCGGCATGTTTTTGAACGACTTTGCCGACATTGATTCTGCCAATATGCATCCAAACTGCGGCTGCCACATTCAGTACGAGGTAGCGTCATGAAGATAACCTGTAAATACTGCGGCCGTTATTTGATGGATACCAAGGGTACAACTATCATCGAGGGTTTGATTTGTACAAACAGCAAATGCAAGGCAAAACTGAACATCAAGGTGGTGACGCCGAATTCTTCGCAAAAAGAAATCCGGCACAAGTTTACTGCGCCGGAAGTACCGCCAAAGACGGCTAATCGGAAGTAGCGGCTTTTTTGCCGATTAGCGACCTAATGCCGCAGAAAATAAGACGGTAAAACAGCCAGTAATACGTTTGATACATTACCCAGAAAAAGGCAATAAACATATAGTAAAACAATACGTAGAAGACACCGATATACCAGTATTTTCTAACAAATCTCGATGTAGCTGCGCCTAAAACGAAGCTGGGTGCGTGCATTTTCATAATGTGTGCATTATACCATAATTTCGCCTGCCACACCACACCTTATCATAATCAGGCTTGACGAAAGCAATGCTCAAATGAGCGCTGTCGGCAAGAAATATCAAAGCTTAAAGGAAGATTATGGTAAAACAAGCTAAATCAAAGATTGTTTCGTTCAGCAGCGCCATCAAGTCGAAAGAAATTGACGGCGAGCGGCGTATTGTCTTTGTGGCGAGTTCGGCTAGTGTCGATAGACACTACGAGCAGGTCAATGTTGCCAGTTTGCGACTGCCTCTCAAAGGCGGCGGCGAGATTGTCGTTGGGGCGATTCCAGAAGAGGGTATCAGCGAGATTATCGACATCCCGCTAATGTTAAACCATTCTGGCGACGTTCGCGACGTGATCGGTTCTGTTCGGCGCGCTTATTTTAGCAACGGCGAGCTGGTTTTTGAGGCTGGCATTAGCAGCCGAGAAATCGCACAGGATATGTTGACGCTGATTGACGAGGGTCATTTATCCAATGCATTTAGCATTACGATGATTGACTACGATTTTAATTTTGAAGCGGAAACTATCAGCAATGCTGAGGTTATCGAGGTGTCGCTGGTTTACCGCGGCAGCAACAAAGACGCGCGGATTATTGCCATTAAATCCATTGTAGGAGACAAGAAAATGCCTGAAGCTAAATCAAAGCAGAATGACACTTTCGGTACAGCTACCGGTGATGGTATCGACCACAACGAGCAGCCAGCTGAAAATGTAGACAACGCAGACAGTACACCTGTTGAAACAACTGAAAACGAAGCGCCTGAGCAGCCAGAGGCGCCAGCGGAAACGCAAAACTCGGAGGAGGGCGAAGATACGCCAACCGGTGAAGAGACTGACAGCGATACTACTAACGAAACAACTGAAGAGGGAGACAATGCAATGAATAAATCAATTGCAACCGACAGCGTCGTTAAAAAAGCGGCGCAGCCTGTTCAAGCACCGCGAGCAACCGACAGCTACCTGAAGTCAAAAGCAGCGTTGCTTGCTTTTAGGGACATCATTAAGAAGAACCACCGCGGCAGCACTGAGCAGATTATGAGCGAGTGGGGCGCGCACCTGAAGAGCAAGGGTGTCACCGGCGACGCAATCCTGCCAGCTGAAATCGAGAGCATCTTTTTCAAGGCGTGGATTGACAATCCGGGAATCCTCGGCACGTTCCGTCATGTTGGCGCTCGAGGCGGCAGCCTATACGCAATGGGCACTGACGACACGGCGCTCGGACACCAGAAAGGTGAGAAAAAGAAAGAGCAGACACTCAAAAGTCTTCGCCGCGATATCAAAGGCAAAGCTATCTACAAGCGGCTTGATATCGATTTGCAGGATATCTTTGACGATTCAACTGGCGAACTGTTGAAGTTCCGCGTTGAAGAGCTAGCTGACCGCGTAGCAAACGCTATCGTCGTTGGCGCGCTGTTGACTGCCGGTACTGGCAAAGATGCAACCCTCGAGGGCACTCGCGGTTTGTATCCAGTTGTAGCTGATGCAGGCGACGCGAGCGGCTATGGCAGCAAAGTCGTTACCAAGGTTGACGCGGCAAGCAAGACGGAATACGAAATCGGCGTTGAGGTGGTCGAATCTGTCAAGGATAAAAACAACCAGGGTAAAATCCTGATCGTTCCAGAGGGATTCCGCCGCAAAGTCCGTTTGATGAAAGATAAAAACGGCAACATCATGTTTGCCAAGGTCAAGTTGGAAGAGTTGTTTGAAGTCAAGGCTGTTTACGAGCTGCCAGAGCTGAATAGCTTTAATAGCGGCAAAGTAAAAGCTATCGCCTACGTTGATCAAGCCTATGTGACTATGGGCGAGAACAATGCGACAGTGCGCACTGACTTTGACCTCGATTACAACCAAGACGTGATGTTGACTGAACGCTACATCGGCGGCTCGGCACAAGGTTACAAAACATTCGCAGTTGCGATGGAAGCCTAATTTTAGGAGAGGGGAGCGATTGAGATGGCAAAACTCGACGAAGACAAGGTAGCGGCATTACTCGGCCGCTCCCTTTCTCCTATTGAGAAAGACAACTTCAAGTTATATCTGGATATTGCGAAGACACGACTTGAGGGGCTGCTATGCCGCGAGCTCGATGATATCGATCCGCTGCCAAACGATTTGGCGTTGGTATGGGCGCGATTCTTCGGCAACATTACCGACGAGGCGAAAGCGCAAGGCGGCGTATCGTCGAAGCGTGTTGAAGACTTCTCAATTACTTATCGGGAGGGCTACAACCCTACTAAGGAATTGATGAAGTTAAACGCTGGCATCATCGCCAAATATAGGGCGTGCGGCGGTATCCGCCACGGCAAAGTGATGCCGGTAAATAGCGGAGGGCTAAACCTCGATGACCGTGTTTGATGTGTTCACTGAAGTGACGTACAACTACCTGAAGATTAATCGAGGTGTTGTGCAGGGCAACACAATCGCTGAGCGAATCGCACACTCTGGAGTGTTCAAACTGAAATCTGGCATGGTTAGCAGCCAGAATCAGGAGACGCACGAATCGAGTGCTACGCTACATGTGCACCCCGAGGACATAGACACCAACGGCGAGATTGTTGGTGACGGCATCGAGTGCGGCGGTAAGTTTTACACGATAGTCGGTGTTACTGAGGGCAAAGACTTCGATACTGGTGCTGTCGAGCACTACACGCTGACGTTAGAGAGGGCTGAATATGGCAGTTAAAGTTAAAATCAGCAAAGTTAATGGCGGCGTGCAGGCGTTCAAGACAGTACAAAAAGAAAACATTAAAAATGCCAAGCGAGCGATGGGTGACGCCATTCTCGGACGGGCTACCATGATAGCACCAAAACTCACTGGCGCGCTTCGTAGCGATGGACGAGTTGAGACTGTCGATACGGCCGTTCAGGTGACGTTTGGCGATGGCCGAGTACCGTATGCACGGCGGCGGCACTTTGAAAACTCAAAAAACCCGCAGACCACGAACTATCTCAAAAAAGCAGGCGATAGCGTGGCTAAAGAGGGCATTAAAAATTGGATGAAAGGTACGCGATGATCACTTTATCACTACTGAAGTACTTGGAAGATAACGGGTTTGGCAAAATTGACAAAGACTTGTTTTTTCAGAAGCTAGCTCTTGGCCGCAAGGGTGTCTATATCGCGAATGTAGGCAACCAGCAGCTGAGAGGCGAACGTCGCGCACAGAGCTACGAGCTGTATAGCCGCGGAACCGACGACGTTGACGGCTATAAGCGGCTGAGCAAGATTGTCGATTTTCTAAATAACTCGTATGGAGTATGCGGACTGCCGGCAGTTCCACCGGCGACCGACAAAGGTTATCGGAACGTGGCAATTATGCCAGTGTCCACGATAACCAGCGTGGGAGAGGACGATAACGGTATTGTTATCTATTCAGCCACTGGAACGATTTATTACTAACTAAATGGAGGAAACACCATGAATACTGAAAAGTTACTCGCTGGAAAGTGGGAAATGACTGTCGGCAAAGTGCTGTTCCCAGCAGAACTGCTAGGCGATATCACCGTGAACTATGGCGAGGGTACGCTTGAAGCTGAAACGCAGGCAGGAACGCGCAAACAACCATCCGGCAAAGCGTCTGACGCAGAAATAACATTTACGTTATTCTTGCCATCGCTTGACTACGTGAAAAAGGCGTTTGACGTAGCTGACACTGACCCGATGATTTTCGGCGGCGGGAATTGCAAGGGCAGTACGCCGCAGCCGATCCATATTCATCAGCTTTGTGCCGGCAAGGACGCCAAAGACGATTTTCACGTTTACGCTGGGCTGATTGAACGGAAGTTCAATCCGACGCTGTCAACCAGCGACGCTGCACAGATTGAGCTGACGGTTCAGATGCAGCCGACAACTGACGGCTACCTGCTGCTCGGTTATCCAGACCCGAAGACGCCGCAGTACTGGGACGCTTCTGAGCTGAAGTGGAAAGCAAAGCCGGCATCGCCGTGATCCAAACGGTAAACCACGAAACACCTCGAGAAATCGGGGTGTTTTTATTGCCACACCAGAGGTAATCATAATCTGGCTTAGAACATAAACGAAAGGATGTCGCATGAGCGAAATTGAAATATCAACCAAGGGTTTGATCCGCGAAGTTAAGGCAAAAATCGACGGACACGTCTACACCGTCCGCAAATTAGGCGCGGGCACACAGCTGGATATTCAGCGGAAAACCACAAAAATGAGCACGATATCAAAAAAGGCTTTCAATCTAAAAAGTCGATTTGAGGCGGCAAAAAAGACTAAAGGCGGCGATACCAAAGAAACGTTGGCAATGGTCGATGAGTTAGACAAATTGATGGTCGAGATGAATGACACGCAAGAATCATTAGCACGGAGCTGGATGAAACTATTTGACGATGGCACTGACGATCAGAGATTCACAAAAGAACTACTGGAAAAATACGGTACAGCCGGACTACAAAAACTAAATGCTCGAGCGTTCGGTTCTGGCGATGAAACTGAGGAGGAATCCGATGATTAACCTGCTGGATTTGATGTCTGAAGAAGACAAGAGCAAGGCGCTGGCTCGCTTTAAGCGGCGTATGGAGCGTTCTGACAAGTTTGATAACCGTATTTCAAACGAAGTCTATATTGTTGCCGAGTTTGGCTATTATTTCGGCTGGGAGGGTATCAGGGCGATTCGTAATGACGAAATTACGCTAGCAGAGGCTAACGCTTTGCTGGAGGGTGCGCGCAAAGTTTGGTATGCAAAGCTGGTCGAGCAGGCTCGCGCCGGTCAAATCAGCACTGGCAGTGTCTTCTCAAAACACCCGAACGATTCGTTCAAAAAAGGCATCAAGCCTTTCGCTAAGAGGAGTGAACCGTAGTCATGGCGATGGGCGGCAATACCACCGTTGGCAAGATTAGCTATATCGTCGATGTCGACACTGATGACCTTGACAAGGGCTTGGATAGGGCCGAGAAAAAGGTCAATTCGTCCGGCGGTAAGGTCGGCGGTGGTTTTGCTGCTATTGGAAAAGCAGCAGCAGTTGGATTGGCTGCGGCTGGTACTGCTGTTGCTGGATTGGCAACAGCAGCAGTTAAAGGTTACGCAGATTATGAGCAGCTAGCCGGCGGCGTAGAGACGCTGTTCAAGCAGTCGAGCGATACGGTGCTGGAGTACGCCAACAACGCATACAAGACAGCTGGACTGTCGGCGAATCAGTACATGGACACAGTAACCAGTTTCTCGGCGTCGCTGTTGCAAGGACTTGGCGGCAATACTGAGGCGGCCGCTAAATATGCCGACATGGCAGTGACCGACATGGCTGACAACGCCAACAAGATGGGCACAAGTATGTCGATGATCCAGGACGCTTACCAAGGCTTCGCAAAAGACAACTATACCATGCTCGACAATCTCAAACTGGGGTATGGTGGTACGCAGAGCGAGATGGCACGCCTTATCAACGATAGCGGTGTGATGGGCGATTCATTCAAAGCCACGGCGGAGAATGTCAAGGATATTCCGTTCGATAAGCTGATTGAGGGTATTCATAAAACGCAGGAACGCATGGGTATTACTGGCACGACCGCCAAGGAAGCCAGTGAGACCATCAGTGGCAGCTTTACGACGATGAAGTCGGCGTGGGACAACCTGGTTGCCGGTATCAGCAACGAAGATTTGGATTTTGACAAGCTAATTGATGATTTCGTCAAATCAATTGGCACATTTGGCAAAAATGTCATACCGACATTCAGAAAGGCACTGGGCGGTATCGTTATGCTAGTTGAAGAGTTAGCGCCGCTACTCATCGAGCAAATCCCGATATTATTTAATGAGCTATTTCCGAGCATATTATCAGCAGCTGTACAGCTAACCCTACAGCTTGTGGCGATGTTGCCGCAGTTGATTCAAACGATATTTAACGCATTAGTTCAAGTGTTGCCAACGCTAATACAGGCACTAGTGCAGCTTTTGCCGCAAATCCTGATTGCTGTCGCAAACTTGGTATTAACAATCGTGCAAGAGCTGACAAAGCCAGAGACGCTGACGCTGCTGCTCAATGGCGCGATTCAATTATTCCTGGCAATCGTGCAGGCATGGCCACAAATTATGGAAGCGCTGGTTCAGGTTATGCCAACACTGATAAATAATTTGGTCACGTTCCTGACCGACCCAACAAACATCAAAATGCTGATTAAAGCATCAATCCAGCTATTTTTAGCGCTGGTGAAAGCCGTGCCACAAATTATCGGTGCGCTGTTCGGCGCGTTCGGCAATCTGATAGGCAATCTGTGGAATAGGCTGGCTGGGTTGTTTAGCAGCTTTGCCGGCAACTTCGGACGTGCTGTCGGACAGGTGTTCAAGAACGCCATTAACGGTGTGCTTGGGTTTATCGAGGGCTTCATTAACGGCCCGATCGACCTAATCAACGGCGCGATCGGCGCTATCAATAAGATTCCAGGCGTTAATATTGGCAGGCTGGGGCGCGTGCATATTCCGCGCATGTACACTGGTGGTATCGTCGAGCCGGGCGGGCGCATTATTCGTGCTGGTGATGGCGGCGAGGACGAGTGGGTTGTGCCAGAGAGTAAAATGGCGAGCTTGGTTGATAAAATCGGCGGCAGTGCTGGGCAGAATATTACCATCAATATCAGCGGCGTATTTGCCACAAGCCCGGCTGAGCAGCGCAAGGTTGCGCAGCAGATTGCTGATCAATTAGAGATTATAAATCGCTCAAGAATGGGCGCTGGAGGTGTAATATGAGCCTTATTTTGAAGCTAACCGACGCTCAAGATTCGGTGGTGTATGATTTATTGGAAATACCGTTTACCGAAAAGATTGTTGACGGCGGCATAAAGACAATTGAGACAGCTGACGGCAATGTGAGCACGTATTTTGGCTTTTACAAGCGAATTTGGGAACACCAATGGGCGTACATGTCGGCTGATGAATATAAGAGATTGCGCGGATTCTACGACCGGCAATTCACTAACTACAAGTACCCGCTTATGACTGTAACTGGACCAAACCTGGCTGTGGAAAACATGCCGGCGCAGATGTCGATTGGCGACAAAAATACCATTAGCAACTGCGGCATGGTGCAAGGCGTAAAGATAACTTTGCGCGAAACGCGGCAGATGGGAGGTTAGGATTATGCAGGTTACGACCGACAGATTTCACCAGCTAGCGCGCGGCGAGGTTATCCCGTTGGACTGGAAAGCCAGTCTGTCATTTACGAAAAAGCGGCGCACCGACTTGCAGTGGTTTACGCTCAATCAATCGAAATTAAACGGCGCTGATTTGCTGGCGACGCAAGACAATAATCCGACACAGGTGTGGGACGCTTATGAGTATGCCGACATTACCGACCGAGTGATTGATATGGGGTTCGAGCGAAGCGTTGAGTTTCCGTACAACGTACAATCGAGCGTTGCCGATATCACGCTGAATAACTACGATGGCTATTTGAGTTATTCAAATGAAGATAACGCGCCGTCGCCTGTCGCCAAGCATATGTTGCCCCGCCGTCCATTGCGCCTATACATGGGATTCAAGTCGGAAGAGAAGCTGCCGGTGTTTGTCGGCATGACGCAATCGATGCCGTCATACAGCGACGACACGTTGCAGGTTCGTTGGACAGCCCTGGACTTTTTGAGCGAGATTGCCGAATCAGAATTGCGGTCAACCATCAAGCTGCGCGACGTAACTACCGACAAAGTGATTGCCGTCATATTTCAGCAATATGGTATGACGCCCGACCAATATAAGCTGGCTATCGGGCAGAACAAAATCCCGTTCGTGATATTCAACAAAGGAGAGAAAGCTGGCGATGTTCTGCGCAAATTGGTGCAGGCAGAGAACGGCGCGCTATGGTTAGATGAGCAGGGCGTAGCGCGATTTACAACACGTTCTGGCGTGGTCGGCAAACAGCCGGTGATGATATTAAACGATTCAAATATCATCAGCATTAAGCCGAGCCGTACTGGCGGAATAATCAATCACGTCAAGATAAAATCTGAGGTTCGCGCTGTTCAGAAGTTGCAGCCGATATTTTCTAACGAAAACGAAAACGGCTGGAAAAACAGCGCCGACGAAGACAAGTGGCGCGTACCAGCAAAAGGGCGGCTGGAGGTGTGGTTGTCGCTGAGCGACCCTGCGTGGCGCACTAACGATTTGGTGTTTAATGGCGCGAAAACGTCGTCTTGGTTCACGGCTCGCAACCTGAGCGGCATACCAGTACCTATTAACGTAACGGCGACTGGCGAGCTGTTTCAGGATTCGTACAAAGTGACGTTCATCAACACAAATACCGGTGCACTGAGTATTGACGCGATTGAGTTGTGGGGCGAGCCAGCCAAAGTTGTCGATACTATCGACTACGAAGCGTACGATAGCGACAGCCGTGAAAAATACGGCGATATGCTGCTGAATATTTCCGATAATAATTTCTTTGGCTCGTACCGTAACTGCGACTTGCTAGCGACCGACATTTTAAGCAAGCAAAGCGAGTATTCGCCGAATATTGAGGTTAATTTGAAAGGCGACCCGAGCTTGCAGCTGGGCGATATAGTCGAGGTTGATTATAAATATCCGGGAACGTACCTCATCACAGCAATCAGTATGAAAATGAGTAGCGGGCTACTGGAGACGACGATTAAGGCGCGCCGGCAGAAAGTATACAGCCCATTCATATTAGACAAATCTAAATTAGACAGCACAGACGTGCTGGGTTAGGAGCTTTATTATGGCAATCGTGAAAAATGTGGAATTTCAAGGAAACAAAGTCATTAGCACAAACAACGGCGATATTTCTATCAATCAAGGTACTGGCGAGCTATTGATACGCAAAAACGGCGTGATATTGACGCAGATAAACTCGCAAGGATTTATCTACAGTGAGACTGACGGCACGCGGCGTATTTTGATTGGCTCGCACCCGAAAGACGGGCACATCATCGAGGCAATTAGCGACCCGGGCATTGACATAATTCAGGAGCTGAGCAGGTGATATTTAATTCTGATTATCCGGAAATCTATATTGCCAAGACATTCAGTGCTCGAACGACTACCGCTGATCAGGGATGGGGAATTTATGTAGGGGAAGCTAGAGTATCGCACAACTTGCCGTTCAAGCCGCTCATTCGCGGTATTTGGAGTACCGATCCTAATTTTTCGTGGGCAAACGACCTTGATGCATTTTCAAGAGGTGGTTTCGGAAATAGTCCAGATATTTCGTTAGATACCTATTTGAGCCGTGATTCAGACCTGTTTTTTAGAGGAAGTAGCATTGATAAATCGGTGACGTTCTACATTAAAGGTATACTCATCGCGCCGCCAAATTACACTGGCAACATTGCCGAGTTCGATACACTCGGTGCATACAAATTTAATTCAGACAAGCGGTATAATAAACTGTTCGCGTCTGGCGAGCTGCCAGTCGGCGGCGGCACAGTAAACCACAACCTTGGCTATTTGCCGATTTGCTGGGTGTTTGAAAAGGGGCAATATGGTTCATTGTCCGTCAATAAAACGAAAATTACAGAGCAGCAACTGATTGTACAGACGCCAAACGGCGCAACAGATAATGGATTCTATTACTTTATTCTCAAGGATGGCTACGATGGCAAGGGTTAGCAGGTTTATTAAAAACTCTGATTATGACGCAAGCTTCCAGCAGCAAGCAGTGTCTGCTCGCATAAATCTGCCAAATTCGCCAGTTTATAGTCATCAATCTTTCAAGGCAAGCATAAGCGTGCCGCCCGGAGCGTATATCTCCGATGTGATAGCTAAAACTGACAGAGCGACAACATGGGACTCTGGCACGACCAGTATATTACATGACGGTGGCGATGGTATTGGTTCGGTCTCGCTATATGGTTACGTATACCGAGCAAGCCCATCAACGTATGAGGCTGAAGTGCATGTGCTGGTGTTTGGGGGTGGGACAAGCGCCGGCCCGCCGCCTGCGTCATACGTTGATTTTAAGTGCGTGTTGTCTGAGTTGCCAGTTTAGCTGCCACACCAGCAAAAATCATAATGAGTGGCGAGATGAGTAACACAGACGTATCAGCAAAAGAATTCGGCGCGCTGCAAGCCAAGGTCGAGTACATCAAGGATGGCGTTGACAGACATACAGCAGCACTTGAGCGAATAGAGAACATATTGAGCGGTAATATTTCGCGAGCTGAGCTTGGACAGCATAGAAAAGAGCTTACGGACGAGATGGAGCAGAAATACCTGCCGCGCAGCGACGTAGAAAGCCTGCTGAACTTTTGGCGGCTTATCACCAGCGGATTGGCAAAGATATTTGCCGTAGCACTGGTGGCGTTCGCCGTGTATCTGACGGGCGTGATGGTTAAGCAAAGCCAAACGGTGACGACGCTGAAAGAGGATATACAGCACCTGGAGGCGAAACGATGATTGTTCTACCAATATCCCTTGCTACAATATCGCTCATTCTCTACCTGATTTTTCGAAATAACAATAACGACCAAGGAGGTCAAATATGAAATCTAAAAAGAAAATCAAATATCAGCTGTCAATACTTGCTGCTACCTGTACAGCACTTGCATATGGTGCGACATCTTTAGGCAAGATATGGGGATTTGAGCAGTTTGGCGAGCAAATAGCCTCGACACTGGTTGTTGTCGCCGCCATTATTAGCATGATCCTCGGAGGTACGACTGTTCAAAAAAGAATTGACGAAAGCGAGGTCCAAAAGTGAAATCTTTTCGTAAAAATGTAGCAGCATTCTTGGCTAGCCATCTAATTGTAGTCTGCTTAGCGTTTATTTTCGCTGTCATTGTACTGTTCGCTGTATTTGGCAAGAAAGCACCTGATGGCAGTATTACATTTGATGGCAATAAAGCTCAGTACTCAGAAACTCAGAAGAAAGCCTTGTGTAAGGTTAAGGAACAAGGAGATAGAGCTGTAGCAAGTATGCTTGGCTTTGACGCGCCGCAAGATAAAGGCTCTGGATGTGAGCCGACCGACAAAGAGCTGGCACAAATGGGCTCTGGCGTGTACTACAAGACCGATTTGTCTAGTCCTACCGCGTTCGTCAATGCCATGAATGGCCGCGGCTTTAACGAGGGCTATGGTCTACAGTGCGTGGCAGGCTTTAAGCAGTTTATGTTTAGTTTGAGCGGGCGTGTGGTGGCGACTAGGACTGGTGGAGCAAGTGGATACGCAAACCAAGTCGGCGAAATCCAAGCACTCGGCTTTACGTGGCACTCTGGACAGGCTGGCATGAGGGATGGTGACTGGGCAATCTTCGGCGGCGGTCAGTATGGACACGTTGCCATGTATTACCAGGGCAAGTTCTTCGGGCAGAATCAAGGCAGTGGCAATATCTATGTCGGCAACGCGTTTAATCTGATGGACTTAGGCGGTTACCGCAACTCGATTATCGGTTACTACCGTCCTAACGTCTGGAACGGCACTGCTAGCGCGCCAGCAGCTCCAGCAGCTAGTTCAAAGGTAGTGAATGACCAAGTGATCGCTGATGTATTAAAGGGCGTGTATGGTAGCGGCAATGACCGCGTAGCACGGCTACAAGCCGCTGGCTATAATCCAGCAGAAGTACAGGCAGCCGTCAACTCACGCGTAGCAGCACAAGCACCGCGGATCAGCGCACCGGCTTCGACAGGCTACGTTCAGCGAAGCACTGGTAGCTACGTTGTGCGTCGCGGCGATACGCTCGGCGACATCGCACTGAGAAACGGCTGGCACGGTACGAGCGGGCTGTTTGGTAATTCTGGCTATACACAGCGGCTTGCTGAGAGAAACGGTATTGCTAATCGGGGATTGATTTATCCAGGACAAAGGATTAATCCATGAACCTCCAGAAAATAACCATAACTAAATCAAGCCTGTATTTTCGCGAGTGCAAGGCTTGCGGCTGCGTTACACTACATGTCGGCAAGACCACGCCGCAGATGCCAGCAGGCTCAACGTACAATGATTGCTTGCAGTGCCTGGTTGATGCGCACAGTGTGCCAGGACTAAGTCGCTGGCATGACCCGAAAACTGGCAAATTGTTGACTGAGCCGCGCGGCAAGACACCGCCAGCGTCAAAAGGTTAAACTACAAAGGATTGCTTTATAGTTGAGATAGTAAGAATTTCTTATCATCTCCGAACAACCGAAAACCGCCTCGAAAGCTCGGAGGCGGTTTTATCTAGCCAGCCTTTAATGTGATTATCGAATATTGACCGCGGATTGTACCCGTGCAGTCGTGCAAGATAGATATGTGGTCGCCCTCTTCAACGGGAATTGAAGAAAATATTGAAGCACCAGCATAGCCACCCTGGGGCGCATTGAGAGACTGCGCAATTTGTGTATAGTTTTGCGAATTATTCTTTTTGATTTGAGATATTAAATATAGATAAGTAGACAGCCCTTCAGCCATAATGGTCGCAAATAACTCTACCTCTGAAACGCCTTTGCCAATAATAAATTCGTTATTTTCAACATCAGCGGTTATATTACCATATTGTTTAACTATAGATTTAAGACGAGCACGGTTGCTGCCGCTGTTGTAATAATTGTTACCATCTAATTTAACCGTAATCTTATGTCGTGGTAGGACTATACTATTGCCACACCGCCAGCGCTCATAATCCATAAC